AGAGAAGGATCAATTTTACCTAGCTGGTCTGGTGTAAACCCTGCAAACTTCTTAGCCATAATTATTTATTCCCTATCTGCATCCAAACAGATGCTGCTACAAATGATAGCAATGCAATTGTTGTAATGCGTACTATTGTAGTCCATACGCTTTTCTTTGTATCTCTATATGCTTCTAATAAACCACGCATCTCTGTAATATCTTTGTGCGCGTCATCATCTAACAAACCAATAGAACGTAAAGCCTCTTTAGCTCCGCGTCTAGCTGCACGATCAAGCATAGCCTCTAGTTCTTCTGGTGGTATGTTAGACATTTATCTTACTCTGGTTTTGTAGGCCAAGTGATTGTATTTGGGAAGCCTGCCTGCTGTGGGACATTTAACAAATCAGTTCTGTATGTAGTCCATTCAGTTTGTTTAGCTTCAGTAAGACCACCCCAGCGCAGTGGGTTGCTTACGAGTGGGTCTACTTCTTTAACTAATCGCCTGTCTCTTTCCGAACGCACTTCCACTGCCGTTTCTGCGTCTAATTCTTCTTGCGTAGGCGCAACATATGAGACAAAATCTGTGTCAATAATATCACGTAAAGCAGCATGGTCAATATCAGGTTCTTCTACACTTGAACACATAGTATATGGTATCCAACCATATTCTGGATGGTTTATTTCTACGTCCATTCGGTTATTGTTTGCGTCTAACGATTTCGCATTTCGGTACTCTGTAATAGAAATAGTCATAATAGTGTTCTCTTTTAATTGGCAATCTTTATAAATAGTGTTGAAGCATATCTGTTTGTAACTCTATCAGCCGCACCCATAGCTCTCCAAGTTCCGCTAGGGCTGGTTCCTTGTGCGTCATTGGCTGTATCGTCGTTGAAGGTAGAAGTTGAAAGAAAACCTGCATACACTAGGGTTGAACCAGCGTAACTTGTACCAGCCGTGATACTGCCAGTTGATGTCTTACCTAACCATGCGTAGGTATATAAACCACCTAATGTAGTTGATGGAGTGGCACTGGTAATATATCCCGCGCCGTTGGTTAGCTGATTGTTGTTTGTTGGAATAGTGGGTACCTGTGATGATGTTATAAAACCCCTACCATTAGTTAACTGATTATTGTTGGTAACTGCCGCAGGAACCTGTGCTGTAGTCGCATACTGAGCATCATTATTAAAAGCGCTTACCTGTGTAGGGACTGTTGGTACTTGAGATGTGGTTGCATACCCAGCACCATTTTGTAGTTGGCTATTATCAGTAACTGCAGTGGGAATCTGTGATGTGGTTGCATACCCAGCACCATTATTTAGTTGGTTATTGTCGGTAGGGATTTGAAGGGCAACAGTAACGTCACTGCTGCCAGATACCTGTAATGACAGGTTACCAGTTTGAGCATTATATGACGCAGCATCTAAATAATAGTTAGCTGAAGCTCCTGCATCAACCCAATCATAATCTGTACCTGTCCAGCTTAACAGTTGGTTACTGGTAGCTGTATTTGTATTTAGGTTTGAGTTTACACGGGCATCTGTGTAATATAGATTTGTTGAACCTTCACTTAAATCATCTGTGTCATGGTTTGATATTGAAGAAACCGTACCTGTTAATACAGCGTTTGTACCATCTGTACCAGACTCTAGTATCTTGCTTGTACCGTTAGATGCATATACGTCACCTACTAAATCAGTAGTTAGACTAGATGCTACAGAAAGATCAACATCTGTTACATCAGCACTACCATCAATAGTAAATGAACCTGTCACATCACCTGTAGCAAATGTCACTGTGCGTCCTGTAGACCAAGCATCTGCTGTATCTGCATTACCTGTGACGTTACCTGTAAATGTTGCTGTTACAACGTCAGAACCTACATCTAAAATAGTTGTAGCATCTGAGTTAAGTACATCGCCTGTAAGGTTACCTGTTACATTACCTGTTAATACAGCAGCTACTGCATCTGTACCTACATCTACTACAACAGTACCATCAGCGTTTTTAATATCACCAGTAAGATCGCCTGTTACATCACCTGTAATACCGCCACTAAAAGTTGCAGCGCCTGTAAAAGTAGATGTTTCATCAACACTTAAAATGTCTGTATTAAGAGTACCATCAAAGTGACCATCCAAGAAAGGTACACCAGAAGTACCCACACTTAGAGTGCTTGGTGTCTTAGCTTTAATTTCTGTTGCAGTAACAAGAAAATCTGAACTAGGACCAAGGCTATTAATAGTCGCACCCCCACCCGCACTACCATCGTGGTTGTGACCTGTTGAGGCATTAAATGCATCCTCAATAGCGTTAAACTCGTTGTCTAGATCATCTGCGTCAATAACGTTACCATTGGCAATGTTGTTATTGGTGTCCTGTCTTGAATATCCTGCCATTTTACTGCCTGTCTTCCTGAGAAAATTCTAATATAGCTGTGTCCAATGTATATGTTGGGTTTGTTGAAAGGTCTTCTATTCGTATAGCTATTGTTTTACCTGAACCTATAACATTTTTATTATATACCTGATCTACATCGCCACCAAAGGTAGCTGTACCAAATACAGCATCAGCAGCACCATAATTAAAAGTTCCTGAACTAGAGCTGTCTACTCTTATTGTATCAGGTTGTATTGTTTGTCTATTATTTGGCGAAGCAAAATCAAATTTTAAATTTAGGTCTAGACTCATATTGCCTGTAGGATTTGTATATAGAGTCATTTTATAGAACGTTTTACGTATTTGTGGATCGCTTATTGGCATATAAGGTGATTCATATATACTCTCAATATCTCCACCATCAAAGCTATTACCTGTATTCATAGTATACACGTACCCGTCTGCATTTGCAAACGCTATAACTTCTTGGTTATTAAAATATCTACTATCCGCTACATAAGCTTTGATACCTTTTGTAGTAGACCACTGAATACCTGAAGCACCTTGTGTAATAAATTTTGTAGCAATTAAACCACGAGCAACTTCTTTTTGTTCAGAAGAAATATATGCAAATATTCTATATTGAGCTTTTTCTCTGAGTACAACAGAACTAAAGTTTGAAGCGCTTTCTAAGAAAGTAGCAGCATCTTTAAATATTCTATCTGAGGCAACATCGAGAGCAAAATCGCCAATACGATCTGTTGCACTTAATAGTCTAATACCATCAGGTGATAGATACATAATATCACCACCAACTTCTTGAATTGTATCGCCGTTGATACAACCAATACTGTCAGTGATTGGTGCCATTTGAAAATCTGCAGCAGTGCTACCTGTGATCTTTTTAATTGAGCTATTAGTGAATACAATTAGCTGTTCACGAAAAACAGCCATACCTGTAATGTCATAACCTACGTTAATTGTCCCAGCGCCGTTGGCTACACTAAAATCATCAACAGTGTTTGGTGCTGTAAAGATAAGATCACTACCTACTGCATAGAAAGCCGTGTTCTTAAATATAGTTACATGTAAAGCACCTGAAATGTCAGAACTATGATCTGTAGCATTCATAAAGAAAATGGTATTACCTGATGTATTATACACAGCAGGGAAGTTAACACCATCTACAAAAATAACTTTATCGTCACCATCAAAGTTAAACTCTGCATGACGAACCTTACCACCATTTGTAAGTGTACTGGTGTTGCCAGACATAGATTGCCATGTATTACCAGTACCATAATAATAAACGGTGTTGTTTGATGCATTCTTACGAGCGACCACATAGCGACCAGAAGAGATAACCTTTAGCCCAACTACCTCACCCTGACCTGGTACGGTAGAAGTACTAAACTTTTCAAAGCCCCTGATCTTAGAGTAGCCACCTTCTTTGTTGGCCTCAAAGTTTTGTAAGATAGTAGCTGAACCAACAGCATTAGCACCCTGCTGTAGAGCAGATAGGTTAGATATCAATCCACCCTTAAACTCAATAGGAAATGTATTCCATTGTGTAGCCATTAGAATCTAACTCTTGAATCTCTTAAATAATCTGTGCGGTTAATATGTAAGCTACGAAGGTGCTTAATACCTTGCTGGAATTTACCTAAAGAAAGTTGTGCGGCTTGTGTGTCACCACGAAACTGATAAACATAATACATAGCACCATCTACAATTACATAACGATATTGTTCTGGTAGATTAGGTACATCTGCAGGGTTTTCTAGATCATATGAATCTTTGTAATACTCAAATATTAATTCGTATGCTTTATCTGGTGTAGGAAATAGTACAAACTCTCTACTTGGAGTACGTGCTACATACATTGGTGTACTACGATTAGATGACTCCAAGTTATATTCACTATCAGCGTATTTGTCAAGATATTCTTCGTATGACAGCACTCTTAGTTTCTGTGTGCTGACATTTAAACTTTGATCACGCTTAATTCTGAACGTGTTCATGTTTATATTTTTAGCATCGTAAGGGAAGCTATAGCGAGTCGTACCTGCAGTTAGTACCTCAGTTGCCTCAACATGGTTCCAAGGCCACTCAAACTCTTCTTGATTAATATGGCGAATAGCTGAGTTAACAGAGTCCTTAGCAAAACTATAATACCCTGTAGTGCTAGCAAAGTTTGCGCTATTAAGTTCTACCTCATTTAATCTACGGTTAACATCATTAACGAGAGATATGTAATCATATGCCATTATTATTTCTCCCTAATGCGTAGAAAGATAGAACGTTCGTACTGCAAACCGCCTGCGGTATTAATCCTACATGTTATAGTATATCGTATATTATTTGTACCCAAACCAAACCTAGCTGTTGCTACTGTGTTTGTAACTGTACCACTAACAAACTGAAGACCATTTACAGTTTCAGCATTAGAAACCTGCTCTTTGTTTCCATCTGCATCTTTAATAAACCAAGTAGCTGTAGAGATTGTGTCTGTTCCAAGGAAGCGTGACCAATCTACACTGTAATCTACTGTTTCATCTGGGTCTTTATCAGGCCATTTGTAAGACATAGCTAGTCCTTATGCTGCAATGTAAACAGTTGTGCTGTTTACTGGTATTTTATCTACAACTATTGTTCTGTTTTCAGGTTCAATTATTACTGTGTTAAATGATCTAACGTTTGTTGTATATACTGTTTGTAATTCTGGGTTTATCGTTACTACGTTGTTTCTATCTTGTGCGTTTAGATATATAACTCGTGATCTATCATAGTCATTCGGATCATATACAAATTGTACACCATTGGCTGTTACTGTATCAATAACAATGTCTGCTACTAGAGTCGTTAATTCTCTAGCAACACTTACTGATACTGTGACACCACCCGTTGAAGAAGCTGCTGTTACAGAACCTAGTTCTATTTCTGCTTTTGCTTCTACATCTGCAAATGCATTAGCAACAACATTAGCAACAACAGCACTAACTATTATATTAGCATCAGCGTCAAACGCATCTGCTGCTGTGCCAAACGCAAGTGTAGAACTTACTCCACTGATCTCTGCTGCAGCGCTTAGTGTTACTGTTGGTGCTGTTGTATCAGTTGATGCATCTA